GGAGGCGGTAGCGCAGGAAGCTCTGGGTTACGCTCTGGTGCAGGATATACTGCAACTAACACTTCTATAAAAAAGGCGCCTAGATAAATGAAACTGCCAAAAGAATTAGGATCATTAGAAGATTTAAAAACAAGAGAGTCTATAGCGTTTAACAAGATGGCCTCATGGCATGAGATATTAGATGATACCTATGAATACTTTCTTCCTAACAGAAACTTGTTTGACTCTACCTCTGCTGGCTCAAAGAAAATGGATCGTATCTTTGACTCTACTGCTATTGAAGCTATCCAACAGGGGGCAAGTAAGCTACAAGAAAACATTGCTCCTATCTGGAGTAACTGGGCAACCTTTGCGCCATCCTTAAGTGTTGTTAAGCAGTTAGAGACTGGTGAGTTTGATGTCTCTGAAGAAGACATAAGGAAAAACTTAGAAGACCAAGCAGATATTGTCTTTGATTTTATTAACCGTTCTAACTTTGCTACACAGTTCTATGAGCACGCTCTTGATCTCTTAGTTGGTACAGGTACGTTACGTATTGATGAGACTGACAACACGAATATGCCATTAGTGTTTAACGCTATCCCACAGAAAGGTATTGCGTTTGAAGAGGGGCCGTATGGTTCTATTGAGACACACTGGCGTAGGTTTAATGTTAAGGCGCGTAACCTTAAAAGACAGTGGAGAGGCTTTAAGCCCTCAGAAAATGTACAAAATTTGATAGACAATCAGCCCGATGCAGAGGTAGAGCTGAGTGAAGGCGTTGTGTATATGCCTAAGTCTGAGAAATACTATGGCTGTGTATGGGTCAAAGGTGAAGACCGTATAAGCTGGAAAGAAGACTTTGGTGACTCAAGCCCTTGGGTAACTGGTCGTTACTCTAAAGTCTCTGGTGAGATACGCGGTCGTGGCCCTGCTGTACAAGCACTACCTGATGTACGATCACTAAACAAAGTAAAAGAATTTGTACTACAGAAAGCCGCTATCGACCTGTCAGGTATGTATACAGCTACAGATGATGGCGTGACTAACCCCTACAATATAGTTATAAGCCCAGGGGTTGTTATTCCAGTTGGTTCTAACAACTCATCTAACCCTTCTATTCAGAGATTAGACACTGGTGCTAACCTAGCATTGGCGCAATTTGAAATGCAGGAGCTACAGACTGCAATCAAACGTGCTTTGTTTAACGATCTGCGCGATCCTACTGGTGCTGTGCGTTCTGCGACAGAAGTAGCCATAGAGTCAAGAGAGTTAGCTAAGAGAATAGGTAGTGCGTTTGGTCGATTACAAACAGAAGTTCTTGTTCCTATCCTCAAGCGTGTTGTCCACATCCTTACACGTAGGGGAATACTACAGCCTTTGAAGTTAGATGGGCGTGACATTGAGATTAAGTTCTTATCACCTCTAGCTAAAGCGCAAGATGCTGAAGATATTATTAATGTCCAACAAGCAGTACAGTTTGTCTTACAGAATGCTGGCCCTGATCAAGCTAAGATTGGATTCAAGCAAGAAGACTTTGGAACATGGGTAGCGTCTAAGACTGGAATGCCTGCTGAATTAGTAAGAACACCTACTGAGAAAGCACAGGTTATTCAGGCTGGGGCAGAAGCCGCACAAGCTGGTATGAAGACATCACAACCACCGATGCCTGTTCAATGAGTTGGTCAAATATTGATCAACTTGCTGATTCAGAAGTTGCTAAAAAACAAGCAGAAATACGTAAGCGTAATGCTAACGACTTAGCTAAGGCATATCACAGAGTCTTTACAACTGATGATGGAGCGCGTATCTTAGCAGACCTGACCAAAAGGTTTGTCTATGAGAACGACACTTCTTTTGGTTCAGAAAATATTAATTATGAAGCCGCTTACCACAATGGTGAGGGTGGGGTAATTAAGTTTTTAATCAATCAGATGAAACAAGCTGAAATCAAATAAGGACTAAGTTATGTCAGAAGAACAAGCCGCTGTACAAAGCGATACCTTGTTAGACAGTGCTACACCAGAACTTGCAGAAGGTGAGTATTTTTTAACCGATGGTATCAAAGGAACTGGTGAAGTACCCGAATGGCTAGATACAAAATATAAGTCTGTAGCAGATCAAGCTAAAGGATATTCTGAGTTATCAAAGAAGTTCGGTGGATTTAAAGGAACTCCTAAAGACGGTTACACACCCCCTGAAGGCATTGAGAGTGATGATGCTTTGTATCAAGAGTTAGAGGCATTTGCTACTAAAACTAACATGGGTGCTGATGCGTTTGGGGAAGCATGGGAACTATTGTCTGCTCAAGATTATGCCGCAGAAGAGGTTAATCAAGAACACGAGCTAGAGAAGTTAGGAGAGAATGCTCAGGAAAGAATTAAGACTGTAGAAGGGTTTATGAAAAACAACCTTGATCCAGAAACTTACGAGCAAGCAAGAGACTTAGTAACTAGCGCAGATACTATTGCACTTGTTGAAATGCTAGTACAGGCTACTGCTCCTGCTAAACTGCCAATGGAGGGAGGTCATAACCCTCAAGGTCTATCTTGGGAAGCTATCGAGACAGAAATGTTTAAGAAAGACGAGCAAGGAAACCTATTAAGAAGTACAAATATAGAACACGAGCGCAAGATTCAAAGAATGATGCAAGCGTGGGGCGGTTCAGGTAATTGATTAATATAGGGTAAAAGGTGTATAATCAGTACACTGGATACCCTTTTCCCAAAGGCCCAGTAAATTTAGGTTGAATGCTGACCATTTTTACTGGGTACTCAGCAAAAACCTTGAAAAACTTTTTTAATTACTCTTTTTCGAGGAAACTATTATGAGTAAGAATCTATCTGCCGTAGCGTCGATTGAATTCGATAGCATGGTAAAACACGCTTATGCAACAAAAGGGCTATTGAAGCCTTACGTAACTGTTCGTAACAATGTAGTTGGTGACACTTATAAATTCCGTAACATGGGTAAAGGTCTAGCTAACCAGAAGTCTACTTCTGATCTAGTCACTCCTATGGACGTAAGTTATGATTTCGCTATCGCTACTTTGCAAAACTGGAATGCTCCAGAGTACACTGACATTTTTGACGCAACTGAAGTCAACTTCGATGAGAAGCAAGAACTAGCAAGCACTATCGCTGGCGCTTTGGGTCGTCGTTCTGACCAACTAGTAATTGACGCTTTCAATGCAAGCAGTGGCTCTACTATTGCACATGGTGGCGCAGGACTTACTATGGCAAAGCTCATTGATGCTCACGTTAACTTGCGAGCTAAAGGTGTTCCAAATTCAGGTCTTACTGGTGCAATCAACAGTGCTGGACTTGGTGGACTTCTTAAGGATGAGAAAGCTACTTCTTCTGATTATCAAAACGTAAAAGCTCTTGTAAGTGGTGACATTAACACTTTGCAAGGTTTTAACATCGTTGTTCTTGATGATCGTTCTGAAGGCGGTTTAACTGTTGCAGGTAACACTGTTGACTCATTCTTCTTTTCGCGTGACGCTATTGGACTTGCTATTGGCATGGACATGAAGACTTCTGTTGATTGGATTGCAGATCGTACTTCATGGTTAAGCAACGGCTGTTTGAAAGCTGGATCTGTTGTTCGTGATGCAGACGGTGTCGTTAAAGTTGAATACAAAGATAACGTATAAGGGGAAATATCATGGCTTTTGCAAGATCAGGCTTATGCCGCATTGGCGGTTCAGGAACAGGTGGAAGCACTTGGCAGTATACTTCTACTGATGCTAAAACAGTAGTTGATAACGCAGATTATTTTCTTGACGCTATCAATGAGTTTAATATTGGTGATATGATTATCTGTAAAGATACTACCACCGCAACTGCTCCAGTAGTAACCATTACTTACATTAAGACTCAAACCGCTACAAGCATTACTGCGGCCGCTGGTACTACAATCACAGCGTAAGTAATAAAGCAAAACGTCTGGGGGCTTCGGCCCCCTTTCTTAAAGAGGTTAGTATGGCAGAAAAGATTAAGTTAATTTCTAACGCCTTGATATTAATTGGCGATCTGCCAGTTACGTCATTAAGCGGTAATAGCAGAGCAGAGACAGTTGCTAATAACCTATATGACAACATCGTACAGTCTGAAATGTCTAAGTACCGATGGGGATTTTCCAGACGTACAGCACAACTAGCAATGACTGCTGAAACTCCTGTAGGAACTGAATACCAAAATATGTACCAGTTGCCTGCTGACTTGATTAACGTAATTAAGTTAGACCCAGCAGTACGATACAGAATCTATGGGGACAAGGTGTACACTAATACATCTGGCCCTTTATACATTGATTACACAGCGAATGTTGCTGAAAGCGAATGGCCTGTCTACTTTGCTAAGATGATAGAGTATGCTTTAGCAATGGACTTTGCTCCGTCTATTAGAGACAGTGCGGCATCTGCTGAGATCAATGCAAACAAGTATGTGAACGCATCTCGTATGGCGCGTTACACTGACTCACAACAATATCCTACCGAGCCAATGAGAAGCCAACCATTTATTAATGTGAGGCATTAATGGCTAAATCTAAATTCCTGCAAAGTTCTTTCGTTAGCGGAGAACTATCTCCTTTACTTAAAGGTCGTGTTGATCTTGACCAATACTATCAAGGCATGGAAACTGCTGAGAATGTGCTTATCGTCCCACAGGGAGGGTTAAAGCGTAGAGCAGGAACACAACACGTTGATCTAGCAGAGAAGATAATCAAGCCTTTTATTAGCTCTGAAATTACTGCGTCTATGCCTAATGGTGGTACTCCTGCTGACATTAATGATTTTGATAGGGCTACGACAACTACTACAAATGTTATTGGAACAGGTGGTACAACTAGCACTCCTTTTATATTGGTAAACTACGACATATCTGGACAAAGCAGTTTAGGTAAGTACGTTGACGTTCAAGATATACAGTTAACTGGCAACGCATCTTGTGTATTAAAAATACAGGCTTCTACAAATAATTCTACATGGTTATTATTAAAATCAATAACTGTGACGGCAGATACTCAGTCTATACGAATAAGAGTAAGCGACAATGTAAACTATAAATACTTTAGAATTGTAAGAGAAAACGATACTGGAAATATTCCGCACGCTGTTAAGCTCAGTGAGTTTAATATACTTTATCACACAGCTAATGCTTCTGACGTTAAGACGTTTGATTTTAGTATTGAGCATGATAAACATTATTTATGTGTTGTTACTGGGGGTGAAGAAACTACACCTTCGTATGGCAACATGGCGTTGTATAGAATTACAGATCAAACCGCTACTTATATTCCTGTAGCTAATTTACCGTTGCCCTTTAGGTCTAGTGAAGTACCTCATGTACGTGATGTGCAAACAGAAAACGTCATGTTAATGTTCCATGAGGATCATCATCCTAAAAGAATAATAAACACAGGTGGTGACGTATTTACTATTGACGACATTCCTTTTCTTAATGTTCCTCAGTACGATTATAATGATGCAAATAGTCCAGTGCCCGTGACGGCAGAACAAACACTTGTTTTTCATCCTTCTCAAGAATTAGGAGATAGATTTCAAATAGATGTTGAAGGAATATTAAGTAAAAACATTACGTATGCAGGAGATACTGTACAAGGAAAAGCTTCTACAGCCGAAAACATTAGGAAAAATTTGCAAGATATGCCTATATTTGGAGATACAGGCATAACCGTAACAAATACAGCGGATAAAACATATAGCATAGATATAGATGGAGACTCAGCAGGAACATATAAGCAATTTACAGCATTTGTTACTACTGGATCAGATCATCCTATTACCATTACTTTAAACGTAGCAGGCAAGCCTAGAAAGGAAGATGTATGGTCTGCAACTTATGCCGCAGATTCACCAAATGCAGGACAACCTTCAGGAAGGGGATTTCCTAAGACTGCCGCATTCTATGCAGGAAGATTATGGTTAGGCGGTACAAAGTCTAAACTACAGAGTTTGTTTGCATCTAGGTCTGGCTCTTTCTTTGATTTCTACACAGAAGAAGGTGATGATGACGAGGGTATCTTTACAACCATATCCTCAAGACAGCTAACAGAGATTATCGACATTAACCCTGATCGTGGCCTACAGGTGTTTACAGCAGGGGCAGAGTTTATTGTTAGAGGTAATACTCCGTCTGACATTACTATCGAAGCGCAAACACAGCATGGAGCATCTTTCTTAGAGGTTAAGTCTGTAGATGGTGCAACATTGTTTGTAGATCAAAACGGTAGGACATTACGATCCTATCTGTATAACTACAATGAAGATGCTTACAACAGTACGGACATATCTGTGTTGTCTTCTCAGCTTATTGATCAGCCTCTCGACCTAGCCGCATTGACTGGATCGTTATCAGAAGATGCTAACTGGATATTCATTGTTAACCAAGATGGTACGTCTGCAATCCTTAACACTTTGCGTACACAGGACATTAACGGATTTACTAAGTGGATTAACGGAGATACTAATAATTTTTCTTTTACTATTTCGTCAGGCACTCCAGTATTGAATAATTCTTATACTGTTAATGGTTCTACATATAAAGTTACTTCTATCAGCGGTAGTGTTATTGAAACCACAAGAACTGAAGGAGCAAATGCACCGCCTTCTTCTGGAACCTTGAGCGGCACTCCAAATTTAGTGTTTAGCTCTTCTACGTATAATGCTTTAGAAACTGTATCTGTATCTGTAGTAAACAATGATTTATTCTTAGTAAATAAAAGAACAACTGATACTACTACTTACACAATAGAGAAGTGGGACTTTGATTACCTATTAGACTCGGCTATCAAACGAACAACTCCTTCAAGCATAATAAATAATAATTTGTATTTAACAACTCCTATTGGAGCGTGTCATTTAGATGGGCAAACGGTTAGCGTTGTCGCTAGAGGTAATACTCTTCCTAAGCGCGTAGTACAAGCAGGCGGTTTTATCATTTTAACTGATGAAGAAAAAACATTTATTCTTGGTTCTGGTGATGTAATTGATGTTGAGGTAGGTTACAACTTTACACCTAAGATTGTAGGTATGCCTTTAAACACTGCTGGCCCTGCTGGACAAAACCAAATGCGTGAAAAGAAGATAACGCGCATGAACTTGCGAGTGTACAAAAGCTCTGGTGTATACATTGATGACAATCCTGTACCTATTAGGCAGTTTGGTGATGCGGCAAACACCCCATTAGATTCCAATCTACCTGAACAAACTGGTATTATAGAAGATAACAATGGCGGTAACGGATGGGGCATAGACATACAGCCTGTAATTACAGTACCTAGTCCTACACCATTCCATATCCAAGCTATAGAATACGAGGTAGAATCATCTTAAATCAAGTAGCAAAGCAAGATGAGATATTAAAACTACAGTCATTGATGTTAAAAGGTGACACTGTAAAGTTAGAAGTAAAGCATCATTTTAGTGATGGCTTATATGCAAGAGAGTTGTTTATCCC